GAGATGCTGAAGCCGATCGAGAAGCAAGAGCCCCAGTTCCTCGATGACGAGATGCCCGAATTTGGTCAAGGCAAGGTGGCCGAGCAGGAGAAGGATCCCGATGACTACGACGCCCAACGCGAGGCGGCCGAGGCCCTGTCGAGGGTGAACGAGGAGCAGCTCCAGCAGCTCGGCCAGACGCTGATGCGGAAGTTCGATGAGACCGAGCGCAAGCGCACCTACATCGAGACGCGCTGGCTCGAGGATTTGCGGCAATATCATGGTCGCTACGACCCGCATGTCGAGAAGGATCTGAACGACGCCGAGAGCTGCGCGCTGTACCTGAACATCACGAAGCCCAAGACCCACGCGTTCAACGCCCGGGTCATGGACATGGTGCTCCCGACCGACGACAAGAACTGGGGGCTGGAGCCGACGCCCGTGCCCGAGCTGGTGGGCAAGGTGGACAAGTCGGCCAACGAGGAGGCGATCGCCGGCACGACCAACCCCGAGACGGGCGAGCTGGAGGCCACGACCACGCCAGAGGGCAACGTGGTCATGCAGGCCGACATCCTTAAGGCTGTCGAGGACGAGGCCGACTCGCGCTGCGAGGACATGGAAAACGAGATCGACGACCAGCTCTCCGAGGCCAAGATCAACGCCATCCAGCGCAGGGCCATAGAGCAGATGGGCAAGTTGGGCACCGGCGTCGTGATGGGTCCGGTCATCACCGACGAGTGGCGCGTGACGTGGAAGCCCGTGCCGCAGGTCGACCCGGACACCGGGCAGCCCACGGGCAAGAACGACTACGTGCGGACGCTGGTCAAGAACACCGACATGCGCCCGGGCACGCAGTGGGTGGACTGCTGGAACTTCTACCCTGACATGAGCGCCGAGAACCCAGAGGACTGGGAGTTCGCGTTCGTGCAGTACCTCGTGAACAAGGCGACGTTCAAGAAGTACGCGAAGCGGTTCAACTTCATCGAGAGCGCGGTCGAGCGGGCGCTGACGCAGGCGCCCTTCAACGTGCACATGCTGCGCTGGATGACCGAGCTGCGGCAGCTCTCGGAGACCCAGAATATCATCGACCAGCGGTACCGGCTCCTGCGCTACTACGGGGAGTTGGACGAGGGCGATCTGCGCGCCGTGGGGATGAAGCCCGAGAAGATGGGGATCACCGACACCGTTATGGGCGTCGTGTGGATGTGCGGCAGCGAGGTGCTGAAGGTCGACATCAACCCGCTCGACAGCGGAGAGATGCCGTTCAACCTGTGCTACTGCGACAAGGACGAGGCGAGCCCGTTCGGAGTGGGGATCCCCCGCCTGATGCGCGGCGAGCAGGAATCGGTCAACGCAGCGTGGCGCATGAAGCACGACAACGCGGGGCTGTCCGTCTGCCCGCAGACCATCATGCGGGCCAACGCGGTCAGCCCGGCCGACGGTGACTACCACATGAAGCCCAAGAAGCTGTGGTACGCAACCGACGATGTGATCCGGGTGGAGGACGTCTTCGCGCAGTTCTCGATCGAGTCGCATCAGGACGAGCTGGACAACATCCTGCAGCTCGCGATCAGATTCGCCGACGACGTAACTCAGCTGCCGCTTCTGATGCAGGGCGATCAAGCACCACACATCACGCAGACAGCGCAAGGCATGAGCCTTCTGTACAACGCGTCAACTGTGGTGTTGCGTCGTTCGGTGAAGTTCTTCGACGACTACATGACGGTTCCGCTCATCAACAAGTTCTACGAGTGGAACATGCAGTTCAACCCGCGCGACGAGATCAAGGGCGACTTCCGGGCGATCGCGCGCGGCTCCTCGACCCTGCTCGACAAGGAACAGCAGGGGCAGGCGCTCGACGCGGCGATGGCGATCGCGATGCAGCCGACGTGGCAGCCGTACACCGACATGAAAGAGCTGTACCAGCAGGCCATGAAGGCGAAGCGGATCCCCAACATCCTGCTCTCGGACGCCGAGATCAAGGTGAATCTGGAGAAGCAGGCCGCGGCGGCGCAGGCGGCGGCGCAGGCTGGCGCGTCCGCTGGACCGGCCGGCCCGGACCCGCAGCTGGAGCAGGCCAAGCTGGAGATGAAGCGTCAAGAGATCGAGGCGCGCCGTGAACAGACCGCCAGCAACGAGCGCATCGCGATCGCCCGCATAGCGAGCGAACAGCAGATATCGTTGGAACAGGCGCAGGCCCGGTTGGCCGGGATCAAGATCGGCAAGGATACCGACGCCCAGATGTTCAATGCCGAGATGGACACCAAGATGAAGCTGGGCTCAGGGATCTGACCGTATGGGGGTCTTTGACACAATCAACCTTCAGACCGACGATGGCGCGAAACTCAAGCGCCTCCTGAGCGCGCGGCTTGATGAGCTGCGGAACCAGCTGGAGAGCCCGACGATGGGTGACCGCGAGACGCAGGCCACCCGGGGCGCCATCGCAGAGATCAAGCGGTTGCTCAGCGTAGCGCCGCCGCATGTCGCACCGCTGCGGTACAGCGGGCATCAACCGAGGGAGGGGAGCATATGACCGACGCAGTCGTGGACAAGGTAGTCGAACCCGTGGCAGTCGCCGCGCCCGTGGTGGCCGAGCTGACAGCGGAACAACAGGACGCAGCCTACGAGGCAGATTTCAACGCCGCCGTCGCCAAGCGCGAGGCGGAGAAGGCAGGGACCGAGCCCGAGCTGCCCGATCCCGACAAGAGCAAGGAAAAGCTGGATGTCGAGGCACCCGCGAAAGCGGCTGACCCGGCGCCAGCCGTGGAAACCCCTGCGGTTGATCCGAATGCGGATCTGCTGGCCGACGTACCCGAGGGCAAGCGTGACGCGCTGGCAAAGCGCCTCAAGGCTGCCGACGAGTCCGACGCCCGGGCAAGGAAGCTGGAGCAGGACAACCGCAGCATGGCGGGCAGGATGTCCGCGTACCAAAGACGGTACGAAGAGGCCGCTGGCAAGCGTCCCGCCGAGGTGCAGAAGGAAGCCACCGCCGAGCAGTCGGCCGAGTGGACGCAGTTCGTAGAGGACTACCCCGACATCGCGAAGGCGATCGAAGCGCGCGTGCCCGCCACGGCCGGCATCGCGCCCGAGATGGCAGATGTCGTGGAGTTCGTTGAGCAGGAAAAGCGCAACCGGTTCCTGCATGACGCTTGGGACGCCGTTGAGGCGGTACACGCGGGATGGAGAGACAAGGCTCGCTCAGAAGATTTTCAAGGCTGGAAGAAAACGTCGCCCACGTACGAGAAGCTGGCGGCCTCGGATGACATTGCCGACGCCATCGCGCTCTTCGACCTGTACGACGCCCACCAGTCTCGGAACGCCGCACCCGCACCCGATCCAGCGCAGGCCGCAGCAGCTGCAATGCTCGCCGCCAGACGCGGGGCTCAGGCCGAGGGAGCGCGCTCCCCAACGAACAGGGCTTCGGCCCCCAACCAATCCGTCGACCTTAGCGACGAGGATCAACTCTTCGCGTTCTACGCGCAGAAGTCCAACGCTCGCATTAAGTCTCGATACAAGTAAAGGTAGCAATCATGTCTGGTAACACATACACCAACGTCGGTCAGCGGACCAACGTCTTCGCGGCCACCACGTTCCTCGAGCACGCGGAACCGCAGGAATGTTTCAGCAAGTTCGGTGAAGTCAAGCCGATGCCGAAGAACAAGAGCGAAACGATTTCCTTCCGTCGGAGCGTGCCGTTCCCCAAGCTGACGACTGAGCTGGCCGAAGGCGTTACGCCGACTGCCCGTCAAATGCAGTTCGAGGATGTGACCGCGACGATGCAGGAATGGGGCGATGTGGTCGAAACGACTGACCGCGTTCGCGAGCTGTCGGAAGACCCCGTTCTGGCCGAAGCGAGCAAGAACCTCGGCGAGCAGGCCACGGAAACGACCGAAGGCGTCATCTTCGGCGTGCTGAAGGCCGGCTCGCAGGTCGCATGGTCGGGTGGCACGACGCGCGCCACGGTCGACGAAGCGATCACCACGAACATGATCCACAAGGCGGTTCGCGTTCTTGCTTCGCAGCGGGCGAAGTTCATCACCGAGATCGTCAGTTCGAATGTCCACCTCGATACGCAGAACATCGAGGCGGCGTACGTGTGCTTCGCGCACCCCGACTGCGAGCATGACATCCGGTTGCTGTCCGGTTTCGTTCCCGTGTCGAAGTACGGTAGCCGCAAGCCGATCTCGTTGTACGAGGTCGGCGCGTACCAGAACGTTCGCTTCCTCCTCACGGTGAATGCGGAACCGTGGATTGACGCTGGCGACACCACCCTGAAC